TCTGTAGTTTGAACTCCAAATTTCTGCAAAATATCCCCATTACCTTCAAATCCCTGATAATTTAAAAGATATGCTTCCATACGATAAGCATCATCAAAAGTAGAGGCAACAACCTCCTTCATGATTGTTTTTTTGTTTATAATTTTACGAGGAAGATAAACTATATCTTGTCCATATATTCTTAATTGTTCATTTATAAGATCTTGAACTAATCTCTGTTCATTTGTCGATCCTTGAAGGAAATACGGTGAAAGAGGCATAACATTATCCTATCAAATCTAGAGGAGGTAATTCGTATTCTGTCTTGAGTGTATTTTCTATTTCTTCAAGTTCTCGAATTGCATCTTCATATATTTGTCTTCCATTCAACTGAACTCCACCAGGTAACATTACACCTTGGAATTTAATTAAGTTCATTCCCCATTGTTTTTTGATTAATGATGTTGCATATTTCTTTAACCAAAAATCGTTATAAATTTTAGTTACGTCGTCAGGATTTAATAAACGATAACCATCAATTAATATGAATGTATCATCAGACATTGCTTCAAAATCAACATCCAAATATAGTCTTCCTTGTTTCTTGTTAAATCTTATTTGTGTATCTGGAGTGATAATACGACTTAAATCTTCCAAATAAGTCTTCGTCATTGTATAATTTAATAGATCAAGTGCACCATAATAATAAAGATCATTTAAAAATATTTGATATTTAATATTAAATAAACCACTTGATATAGTGCTATTATCCATCTTATAAACTTTTTCTACACCTAACACATGATCAGGTAACTGTAAAAAGTTTTGTGCTTCCTCAAATGTGGTTGTAGTTATGCCAACTGTAGAACTTGCTGTAGTTGTAGTTATACCAGTTCTTAATGTTTCTCTTTCTTCTTTTGTTATCTTATGTTTCAACAACATTCTCTCAACACCGTCAAAATGACGATCTTGAAAATATTGAATTGCATCATCAATAAGATCATCAATTTGGTCATCATCTACATTAACTTCCAGCACAGGATAACCTAATCTTCTTAGGCAGTAATCAATTAATCCTTGTCTACTGGCTGGTTTACTCATTTTTTCTCCTTTTTCTTATCTTCTTCCAATTGAAGCACTTGTTTCTGTAAATCCATGTAGTCTTTTGTTATAGATTCAATTTTTGCTTCTAATAATATATTTTGATTAACTAATGTTGATAATTTCTTATGGTAATGATTAATCAAAATATTCACATCAACTTCACTGTTCATAGTATCAGAATTGACCTCCATCAATTGTTGTTGTCCATTTCGGTATGCCACTAGCATCCGTTGTTAATACAAAGTTTGAAGTAGTTATACCAGCAGTTGTGCCAGCAGCACCAACCATTTTACCAGTAGTATCGAAATAGATTATTCCGTTACCAGCTGTTGAATAGTCTCCATTTTGGAAATATATTCCTTTTATATCTAGGAAACCTTTTGTTCCACCTAAAACGTTACCAGTAACAGTTGCATCAGGAATATATGTAAATGATCTTGCAGGTGCATTACTTGCTTCACCTGTACTATCATTATAACCAAAGAATCCAGTTTTGTTATTTGCTACTCCACTTCCAGTATTATAGTTGAAAGAAATACCACGATCAGTATTTGTATCAAATCCGTGAGTAACTGTTAATTGTGTTGTTGTTGATATACCTGCAGTTGTTTGTCCTGTAATGTAAACAGTTGAAACTCCTGCCACAGTTCCATAATATGCAATTGTGGTTGTACCAGCACCTGGAAGTCCACTTCCAGATATAGTATCACCAGTATTAATACCCACAATAGAATCAAGAGTGATTGCTGATGTTCCAGATCCAACTGTTGCTAAAACAGTTCTTTTACTTGTTACATCACCAATGTTCATTATTGGATCATTTAATGATGTATTTGTAGAGTTAACAGTGGTTGTAGTTCCATCAACTTGCAAACTACCTTTGATTATCACCATTCCATCACTATCTAAACCATCTGGATATGGGTCAATGAATAGTGTATTTCCACCACCAGATCTACTACTAATAACATTAGATGAAATACCAATGTTATCAATAACTAATCCATCACTAGCACCAGGATTGACTATTTCAACAGGAACTCCATTGAAAACAATACCTTTACATGAGGGCCCTTTGGTTACTTGAATTTTATCTGTTCCGTCTTCATCATATTCAATACTTAAATCTTCACTTGCACCAAATGTTAATTTAGTATCATCATTAATAATTACTTGACCTGCACCATTAGTTACAAAACGAATGTCACCATCAACATTGTTAGATGATATTGTGTTTCCATCAAAAGTTAAATTATCTACGTTCCACTGATTGACTCTTGGCATATTTGCCACAGATCCACTAACTTCTCCAAAACCTGAAGCACTCCCACCTGGATGTCCTGCATTTTCTCTTTCAAGTATTGGTATGAATCCATTTGATAATGTCGTATTATTAGCATTTGCACCACCAGCAACTGTACCTGGTGTATTTTGCATCATGTCTGTATAATATACACCACCTATAACTATCGGATCTGGATCTGGATTTGTATTATCTCCAACAAATAGTCTTCCACCTTTATTTCCTTGCGTACCATTCGCAATCGTAACTGCAAGTTCTCCATAATTTATGGTTGACGGAGCAGAGTTACCAGTCGATCTTTTTACTCGTATTATACTGGCCATTTAAAAACTTCCCCCATTAATGTTTAAATTTTGTGTTGCTCCTGGCGTTAATTCTAAAGTTGTTTCAAATTTATTAGTTGATGCGTTGTAAACTAAAACTGATCCGTTCGCTAGATTAGATATATCCACATCGGATAATCCACCCAAAGTTCCTCCACTACCTGCGATTGCAGATACGACTTTTGTAGCATTTCTTGATCCGACTCTAACTTGTATGTCAGCCATATTGTTTAACCTGTGGTAACTCCAGCTGTGACTATTGCACTCCCACTGACAATTCTTGTTTTAAGTGAACCATCATTTAGTAAAATATCATAACTATATCGACCTGCCTTTATTGCAGCTGTCAATGTAGATCCTAAAGATATCTTTATTTGCCCTTGAGTGCGATTGGGAAAAGAAACAACAAAAGTTGCTGTATTATTTAATGAAGCAGGATGCTTTTTCAACTTTGAGGTAGCAGTGTAACCAGTCAAGTCTAAGGGTGCGTTTGCTACATTTTCCAAATTAAAAATTTGGTCAAAGTCAGCACCAGCATCAATTACTATGTTACTAATATATGCTGCCATTATTTAACTAATTAGAATCTATC